ATACCACCAGCGACCCTGGTCATCGAACTCACCGAACAATGCCCCGCCACCCGATCGGGACCGGCCGCAATTGAGCCAGCGCGGGGGATCGGGGATCTTCACGTTGACCTTGCCGGCTTCCATGTCCGGCGCACCTCGACTCCCGCCGAGGATTGACTGGATGATGTAGGTTCCCGCCGCGATCACGGCTGCGCCGATCGCAACGCCCACAAAGGCAGCCGCGAATCCCGTCAGACCAATTTGGCCAGCCAAGAAACTTCCGAACCCAGGCGCGAAATAACTGAGGGCAGCGATAGCGGCCAGTGCAGCAATCTTTTTAACGACTGCCATGCCACACGCCTCGATAGCGAATGAACCGCAGGCTTACTTCCACCATGCCGCGTTCCAGGCGCAGCGCTACGGCGTCGCCGGTGCAGATGCCGCCTATCCCGCACATTCCACTCTCGTCCTGATAGAGAACCTCGACGACATCGCCTCGCGCGGGGATGTCGTCTTTCAATTCCGCACCGGCCAGCGCCATGAGACCGGCGACGCCGCCATGCGCTTCCATCTGCGCCATCGCGCCTTCTGGCGTGTCGTATCTGCCGACAAATTTGCCAGTGACATCCACATGGCCGGTGCGCGCGAGATACCGACCGATCGACAGCATGCAGTCGGATTGACCATAGACGAACTGCCCGGATCGCCACTCGCGCAGCGTCTCGTCGACGGCATCCATCAGGGCACCTGATAGGTTCGGTTGGCAAGCAGGGCGAGGTATTCCGCCCCTCGATCGATCGAGACGCCGAGTTGCTGCGCCCGCCGCTTCTGCATCGTGTCGGCATAGGTCCGATCAGGCGTCTCGCTGCGCCCGTGATTGTTGTCCTTGGCCGTGATCGAAGCCGAATATGTCTTGATGATTGACCCGCTCGACGACCGCTCGATAGTCTCCGAGAATTTCGGAGAGAACATCGTCATTTCCTTATAGAATGAGATCGGCGTTCCGGGTCGCAGCCCCTCGCCTTCCTGAAACAGCACGAGATAACAGGTTAGCGCGCGACCAAAGACCTTCGACTGATCTGCTTTGAGCGCGTTATACAGTTCGAGTGTATCTTCACCCGGAATCGAAGGGATATTGAGCGTGAAGGTATAGGATGCACTGGTCCCGTCGCGGCCATCCTGCAATGACGGTGTCTTGTGCAGGTTTCCGCCATTGGCATCGACCGTGCCCAGCCACTCATTGCCGTCGATATCGATGAAATTCCCCTGACCGTCCCACAGGCGGACAGGCTCATCCTTGAAGTCGTAGAGCCAGCACTTCCGGACTGTCGCAACGATATCGGTCACGTCCTCGGCATTGCCCAGCACTTCATTGATCTGGTCGTAGAAGGCGCTCATGCCAGAGCGTCCCCGCTTCGAACCGCTGGACGAATCGATGAGAAGGCTACAATATCAGCGATCTGCGCTTTGCAGTATCCGGGGGGATTATGAAAAATACCGCACTTGTCGCGCTTCTCGCATCCGTCGCGCTTGCCGGCTGCGCCTCGACCAAGGAAGTTCTCAACAAAGAGCCGAAACAAGTCTATCACTCCGAAAAGAGCGCTGACGAAGTTGCTTTTTGTCTGGCGAACAAGAACAATACATCTCCGATGCCGCGAGATGATGGCTCTCGCGTTGTGCTTATCAAAAATGGCTATGGAGGCGTCTCCATGGCCTTTTCTGTGTTCCCGGAGGGCAATGGAAGCCGGATTGAATATCGCAAGCAATTCGGCACCATCGGCGGTGTATGGAAACAGTGCGTCGGCCTTAAGCCCGAGGATTAACGCGGCGCTCAAACCACCGCCTCCTGAAGGATAATATTGCCCGGCTTCACGTAGCCGAGATGATCGTAGGCGGCCCGAATATCGGCACCGTTACTGATCCGGCCGGTGAACCACGGGCGCAGATAGCAATTGTCGCCGGCAACGATATTCCGGCGCAGTGGCGTGGTGACAATGGCCGTCGCAACATCGCCATCGTAGCTGATTTCGTCGATCAGGTAGCAGTTGTCGTCATGCCCTATGACGTGGCCGGGCGAGACGATCGGGCCAACGCCGGTCAGGTCGAATTGAACCTCCAACGTGCCCTTGAGCGCAGCGGCGGCATAGGTGGCCGTGAAATCGCCGTCCCAATTCTCCTGATTGCTCCATGTCTGACCGTTGTCCCACGGCACGGCCGTCATTCCGCGCCTGCGGCTGTAGGCAACCTGTGGCGATGGCGCGAGGCGGACGCGAAATATCTGGCCGCCGATCTTCGACATGATCCACGACGCCAGCGGAAAGTCCCACTCGGTATCGATGATGGACGGCTGCAATTCGAGGACGCCGAACCCTCCCGGCTCGGGCGTGATGAACTGCGCGCCACCGGACGTGAGGCCACCGTCATATCCGGCGCCTGGCGTGTGAAAAAGCTGCGTCTCGATCCGGAAGGTAGGGAACTGATAGATCTTCACGACGCGAATGCCCCGTCATTGTCAAGCTGCTGGAGCAAGGACTGCAAATCGCGCTTGACCTGGTTATAGGTCGCCTCGCCGCCCTGACGGACCATGGAGACGATGCTGTCCAGCCCCACGGCCCCGGCGAAGCTGTAGTTATTGTTGATGTTGATCTGCGGCTTCTGCCCGCGCCCGCCATGCGCCCGCACGCCCAGCGAGCCGTCAGGGCCACGCTTGAGCGGCATGACGGCCTCGGGACCGGCCTCACCCATCTCCCCGAGGGCCGCGCCATTGGCGAAGCGGAACAGCGTCGGCGTATTGACGATCCGGTTCGTGAAGGCCCCACCATTGGCAAAGCGCTGCGCCGTGCCGAAGGTGCCGCCAAGGGCATAGAGATTGCTGGCGCCGGAGATGCCATAAGCATTGCGCGTGCCGCCACCAAGCAGGCTGCCGAAGCTGATGTTGTTGAGGAAACTGTTCAGCGTATTGTCCAGCAACTTGTCGATGATGCGATTCAGGCTGGCAATCACGCTGTCGGCGAACGACTTGAACAGGTTAGCCCCATCTCGGACGCCGTTGATCCAGTCCGAGAAAAAGCCCTTCGTCACCTCGCGGGCGTCGGCAATGGCCTGTGCCTGCTGATCGATGGCATAGCGGGTGGCGCCATAGGCATCGCCGGCTGCCTTGATCGCGGCGATCTCATCGGGTGAAAGGTCGATGCCTTGCCGCTTGGCCTCGTTCAGCCGATCGGTGACAAAGGCATAGGATTCGGCAGCCGCACCGGCGAGGCCGAGGCCCTTGCGTTCCAGATCGAGCGCATAGGCCGCATCTTCAGCGTCCTTGCGAAGCTGCTCCATGCGGGTCGCACGGTCGAGATTGATCTGGTCGCTCGCAACCGGCTGGGCTCCGCGCATTATTCGCCCGGCTTCCTCCGGCGACAGGACCTCACCCTTGGGCAAGGCATCCCGCGCCTTTGCCAGCGCGTCCATCTCGATCCGAGCCCGCGTCAGAGCATCGCCATAGAGACCGACAAGTGAAAGCTGATCGTTGATCGCGTCGCTTTGCTTCTGGAGACCGTCGACCACGCCCTGCACAGCGGCAGCGGTGTCCGCCGCCACCTTCGCATCGGCATAAGCTTTGGACAGCGCGTCGACCTTCGCGCGCAAGCCATCGGTGATCGGGATGCCGGCCTTCTCGATCTGGTTCAGCAGCTTGGTCCGCTGCTCTAGCTCGGCCGCGGCGCGGGCAGAGAGGCCGATCGCTTCAGCGCGCGCGTTCTCGGCGGCGATTTCGCCCTGCGCGCCCTGGAGGATGCTGGCAAGGCGATTGGCGCTGCGATCGGTGGGCGCATCGAACATCGCCTTTGCCATGTCGCTCTGACGCTTCTGTGCATTGGCGCGAGCCTGCTTGACCACGTCGTCCATGAACTTCTGCGCATCGCCGTAGGCGGATTTGTAGCCCTCCATCAGCGTCGAGAACGGATTTTCGGCGGTCCCGGCCCTGATGTTGTCGTAGGTTCGCTTGATGGCATATGCCAAGCCGGCATTCAGGGAATAGATGACGGCGACGGCGTTACGGGTTGCCGCGATCAGGAAATCCATCACGGACTGCCACGCCTTCTTGATATCGCCGGTGCTGACACCAAAGGCCGAGGCGATGCGCTCGAACCCGACCTGAAAGACGGCCTTCATCGTATCGCCGAACGTCACGGTCACGGCGTTCAGCTTGGCGACTTCGGCCTTGGTATAGCCCATGGAGGTGGTGTATTTCTTCAGGCCACTGTCGTCGTTCGCCTGCTTGGTGAGCGCAGCAATGGCCGCGACGGCAAGGCCGAGCGCGACAATCAGGGGTGCCAGAGGCGCGAGCATGCCGGCGATCGCAGCGGCGAACCCCCGCAGGCTCAACCCCGACTGCCCGTAAATCTGTCCGATCTGCGAGCCCTGCTGGATGAATACCATGAGCGGGTTCTGGCCGGATGCCAGTGAGACAACCACGTCGTTGAACTGGTATGCCAGATTGGAGACGTGCTGCGATGCCAGTTGAGCAGCATCACCCGTCTTTTTCAAAGTCTCGGACGGACTATTGGCACCTGATGGAGCAACCGGCGTCGCGGCCAACCGGCGCAGATGATCGCGGTAAGCGATCACATGGGCGTCGGCGTTCACGAACGCGCGCGCGGCATCATTCGCTTCGGTGGCCACCGATTGCTGGGCCGACGCAGCCGCACGAGCTGCCGCGAGGTTGGCCGCCAGATGCTGCGTATAGGCGATGACATGGGCATCTGCGTTCGACACCGCCCGCGCGACGTTATCGTTCGCCGTGGCTGCGCCCTGCGACGCCTTGCCCATTGAGGACAGAGCGTTGTTCACCTTGTCCAGCGCGCTGACAATGGCCGCGAGCTTGGCGTTCATCGATTGGACGGTTGCCACCAGCTTGGCGATGGAGCCGGACTGATTGCCGGATGCCGCCCCGGCCTTGGCGGCAGCGGCCGAAAACCGCTCAAGGTCGTTCGCGGCCTTGACGACGCTGCTGGAATCAATCTGGAGATTGAGGGCGGCTACGTCCACTACCGCCCCCTTCGGCCGGAAGTTGCGGCGCGGAAGGCGTCACGCGGGGATGCGGCCGGAGGCGTCTGCTCTACCTTGTTCGCCTTCATCAGATAGACCCCATCCATTTCCCGAATGCAGAACTCGAACATCTCCGCATCCTCGTAGCCCCATCCGGCTATGTGCCGGTCGATGGCGCTCGCCGGGATGGGGCCAACCCCGAAACCGATCTGCCGTTCGGTGGACAGTCTCCAGAAGTCCTCATACCACCCGCCGAACCCGTCCATGATCTCCGGCGGCTCGAACGCTTCGGGGATTTCGGCTCCCTCTGCGTCCGCTTTCTCCTTGGCCGCCTTCCACTCGTCATAGTGATCGAGCGACCAGAGAAGCGCCGCCGTCAGTTTCCCGACGCCTCCTTCGCCCGTTCGGCGATCCGATCGGCAACCTGATCGCCTGCCCATTCGACGCCGCGCCGGAACTTGGCTCCGATTCCGAAGTCATCCTCGGCCGTCAGGATCGCCAGCGCCTTCTTCTGATCGAACTTGAGCGGCTTGCCGTTCTCGGTCACGCCATCCCAATCGAGCAGGATATGCTCGGCCAATGGCTTGCCCGACGCGATGTTGAAGCTGTTCAAGCCCTCATCGGTGGACAGCTTCTTGCCGCTTCGCCGTGCCAGCCCTGCGGTTGCGACCCGGAAGGGCTTGTAGTTCGTGCTGCGGACCTTGAAGCGAATGCCTTCCATGTCGGGGATGTCGTCGATCCACTCCCCCTCACCTAGATCGACCTTCTTGCTGAGATTACCGATATCCATTGCCAGACTCTCTCGGGCCTGTTCGGGTCTAAGGACGGCGACAGACCCGATTGCCGCCGCCCTTAGCTCGTTCAAATCTCTACGATGTTCGAATCGACGGCGATCGACCACGTGCGCAGCAGCGGCGTGTTCGCATCGCCACCGCTCTTGGCACCCGGCATCGCGAGACCGTAGAACAGGTCCGTGGACCCGGCCGGCATGGCGGTTGCCGTGATGCTGGTGGCCGTGGCCGCGCCGGTCGTTTCGATCGCTGCGCCGCCGGGCGTGGCAGCCACGCTGAACGTGGTGGGCGTCAGGCCAGCCGCGACAACATAATAAGCGGTGTCCGGGCTAAGGCCGGTCGGAAGATCGCCGCCGGTCGGCGTGAACATGACGGGCGATCCGGCCTCAAGGCCGTGGCCATCGGGCCAGGTGACGACGCCGGGATCGTCGACGCTGATCGTGACTTCACCTTCCGACGCGCATCCAGCGCCCCATTCGACCTTGAAGGCATAGGGCGTGCAACTGTCGATCGCGGCCTTGAACTTGAGCTGGCCGGGATCGTTCGGCAGCGGCGCGAAGGTGTTCTCCATCGACGCGCCGACCTTCGTGCCCTTCAACTGGCGGGTGCGGCCCGCGTTGATGAAGGGCTGCGAGATGATCTCCTGCGTGTCCCCGAGCGAGCCGGATTGCGTCCAGCCATCAATCTCGGTCCACTCCCCCTCCTGCGCAGTGAAGTCCGCCAGCGTGACGGTATCCTTCGGGGCGACGCGCGTGCCGATGTAGATTTTCGACCCTGCTACAGCCTGCAATGCCATGTTCCGGCGCTCCTGTTGCCCATAGCCGGGCGGTTCCAAAGTGATGGAACATTACAGCGTAGCGTCGGATAGCGCAACAATGATGCGCATCGAGGAATTATTCTGTCTTGTCTGGTAAAGCGGCTGTGATGCTTACGACCTTGAGGCAATATTCCTGCATCCTGGCAACATCCTTGCCGATGCGCCTTCGCGTGACTGGATGACGATAAAATACGCGCAAGCCCGTGATATCGCCCTCTGCGCTCAGCTTGAAGCGCATCCAGGGTTCGTCAACAGTTCCGCCAAAGCCGGTTCTCGCGCTATAGTCGATATCGTTGCCGCCATCTGCCGGGATGACCACAATCCCGCCTCTGCGACCCATTTCGCGCGCTATGCAGGCGGTCGCATCGGCCAGTGACATGTTCAAGGTCGCAGCCTTTCCCCAATCGCGATGGGGATAATCGGTATCTGATCGGGCATAAGCGGCGGTGGCGATGGATGCAGCGCCAAGAGCGAGGACGATCTTCTTCATGCCGTAAGGTTGCCACCGAAAGCGGCGGCTGAACATCCCTCACATGCTCGACCAGAACACCCGCACCACGGCCACTCGGTAAGCGCCCTCGACGAACGGCTGCAACGTCGCGGCATCCTGCGTCACCCGAAGCCTGGAAGGACCGAACGACATGCACGTGTCGGCCGGGAAGTGCGCGGCGATCTGGCCGGCGATCTCCTTTAGCTGGGCGTGAGAGACGGCGCGTGCGATCGGCCACTGCACCGACAGCATAAGCGTGCCGCTGCGAATATGATCCACCCCATGGATGCCGCGCCGCGAGATGCCGACGCGCTGCGGATCATTCGTCACATCGGAAAGCAAGATGAACGGTGCCGGGCCGATCGCATCCGTGGGCGGCGTGACGATCGCGTCAGGCTCGAACACGGTCATCACCGGGTTCGTCACCATCGTGTCGATGCGGCTTTTCAGGGCCATCCAGTCGGCGGTTTCGATCGATGGCATTAGCTCGCCCCATCATTGTCAAGAAGGTTCGCAAGATCGCTTCTGATGCGCTCATATGTGGCATCGCCTCCGCGCCCCATAAATTCGACGAGGCGATCCGTAGTTACGAGGCCAGCCGAATGCATGCGAAAGCGCATCTTTCGGCGAAAACCGACGTAGGCTCCGATCAGGGCACCGAAGCCGACAGCGACAGCATAGCGAAGCATGGTCACTTTCCTTCCCGCTCACGGTCCAGCTTCTCGGCAATAGCGTCGCGGATGAACCTAGCTCGGCCGTAGGTTCCGACCTTTTCGTCAATCTCCGCAAGCGCCTCGGGCGAGACCCGCACGGGCACACGAATCAGATTGAGCGGCGGTCGTCCCATCGCGCGCGGCGTAGCGATGTCGGTTGCTACTGACAAGAAAACGGCACCCTTTTCTGTTGCATCCATAAATGGCGCTGTTTATATAAACGGCACACTTTATGGAGGCAAGCGAGATGAAGCGGTGCATATGCTGTCTTGAGACCAAGGAGGCGTCAGCATTCAGCGCAGCCAAAGGTAATCGCGATGGCTTGCACTCTCATTGCAGGTCATGCAGGTCTGCCCAGCGAAGGGATGCTTATTCACCAAAAAGAAAAGCTCGTCCCGCCTCGCCAATGGGTACTTGGTGGTGTCGCAGATGCGAATTGCACAAACCTCTCAGCGATTTCTACCCTTTGCTTGTGGAGGGTAGAAATCCATCGTGGTGCAAACAGTGTACCATTGCTTCGCAGAAGCCATACCTTGCCAGAGCGGAGGTCAGGGCCCGCAACCGCGAACTCCAAAAAGCAGCAAGAGCGAAGCGTCGAGATCAGTACAATGCGGAAGTTCGCGCCTATCGCGCAAGGCCTGAAGTGGCTGCGCGACTTCGCAGTGCAGCGAAGTTCCGCAGAGATCAGCGTCCGAAACACTATGCAATAATATACCAGAAGGCCGCGAAGAAAGCCGCTGCCAGTCTCACCGACGCCTATGTCCGAAGACTAATTATCAAAGGAACGCGCGGCGAGACCAGGAAATCGATGCATCGGATCGTACCGACCAGTCTCATTTGCGCCAAGCGCGAACACTTGCGCATCCACCGTCACCTCAGAAAGGAAAAGCCATGAGCAACCAGACGCAAATCAACAACATCAACGATCTCATTGCAAACCTCGCGCACGTCTACGAGGAATTGCGGGATGGAGCGATGAAGAACAAGGACGCTGCCGAACTGGCTAATGTGGCCGGCAAGGTCATCAGCGCGAACAAGGTGCAACTCGTCTATCACGCGCTTCGCAAAGAGCAGCCGACAATCCCGTTTCTGGCTGCGCCGGTCGAGACGCTCGCGCTACCGCAGCAACCAGAGTAACCAGAGCAACCAGAGTAACCAGAGCAACCGCAGCAACTAACGAAACCGATCGGAAAACAAGTGACCGACCAAGAGCACTTCATGAGCATCGGCAAAGCGCTGGATGAATTGGCAGAGCGCATTGCGATGGCCAATCAAGACGGGTTGTCGGTGCACTTTTCACTCACGCCTGATGGCATCCCTATGCCGCGCAGGCTGGGCTTCGCCCTCAGGCGTGAAATGATCGGGGCTGCTGACTTCTCCGGGGTTTTCGAACTGTAGACATCACCTTGTCCCCCGGCTTCCGATCTTACCGGCCTCGCGGATGACGATCGTAGGCCATTGCGCGGCAGCAGCCTCGGCAAAGCCATAACCGCTCTGATTGTAGGTTCGGCCAAGGCTGTCCTCGCCCACGAAGCCGAAATTCTGCCTGCGCGAGTATCGAGCCTGCCAGCCGATATAGACGGTATCCCCCGGCTTGATATTCGCGACGCCAAGCGAGAAATCGGGTGCTGCCTTGTGAACGACGCCCTCTTCATCCACCTTGGGCGGCTTCGTATCGATCACGACGGAGCGGGCGAGATTGCCAGTCTTGATCGGCACGCGCCCGCCGTTCGGGATCGTCTTGCTCGCCTCCGACGCAAGTGCCTGCACGCTGTTCCGCAGCAATGCGGTCAGCGACTCCGTGGTCTGTCCCGACCACACCGATGGGTCGATTCCCTGCCAGCCGACATCAACCATTATCGCCGCCTGCGCTTGGGCTTGCCATCGGGTGTGCCCGCGAATTTCTTCATCAGCTCGGCATCACGCCGGTGATCCGCGCCTGCATCGATCCCGATCATCACCCGCAGGCCCTCGACGGTGATGTCCATGGCCTCGGCCATCTTGCCGCGCATGATCGCGTCGCGGAGGGCCTTGCGGCGGGCTTCACATTCAACGCAGGCCATGGTCTGCCCCTACTCTATTTCTGTGGTGATGCGGATGAAGCGACATGCGATCTCAGTCGCACGCTTCTCGCTCATGAGGCCGAGAAAGACCGCTGGAGCCAATACATATGCGACCGCCCATGCAAGGCGCTTATGAACCTTCACCGTCATCGTCATTTCGCAGCTAGCCATGGTAGCCTCCATTACAGCCCGTAGGCCCAATCAATCAGTTGCTCACCTCTGCACCGGCAGTTCGCGTTATTTCTGACTCCACCGGCAGGATCGTGCGGATGCTGCATCACCGATCCATCGGGCAGGACGAACGGCGTGTCTATGCCGGTCACGCTCTTGTTGTGCATCTGGAGATGCCAGTTGCGGGCATGCTCAGGCCCGCCCTGATGGATCCATGTCTTTACGACCGCATCGTCATCCAAGCCGCTTTTGTCGAGCGCCTGCCTCGTTGCCTCCGCGCGAGCCATTTCGACGCCCTGCGCAGTTTCCGTTCTGGCTATATCTTCCGCACGCCGCGCCAGCAGCCGATCGGAATATTTCGCGACCATCTCGTCGATCTTGTCGCGGGTCAGCGGACTTTCCTTGCCGGCCGCCACGTCGCGGATCGCTTTCTTGATGGTCCGATCGAAACGACGGTCGCGCAACGTCATGCCAGTGCCTTCGATCCACTTCCCGTCTTTGTCGAAGCGGCCGAGCACCTTCATCATCTCGTCAGGATCACCGGACAGCAAACGGGCGCGCATATTATCCACATAGCCGACTTGCGGATCAGAGAGACCAACGATTCCGCCTTCACGGCGCTTGCTGATCGGATTGATGCGGCCAGCAATATCGGTAGCGATCGTCTGCGGCCCCTCCCCGCGAGAAAAGCCATCGGCGATGACGCGACGCGCCGTGTCAATCTGTTCGTCAACATATCCTGCGACGCGGGAGGCGGCTTCGGTGCGGATGCGTGCTTCCGCGCGCGGGTTCGTCATGTCGAAGCGGAATTGGATATTCGTCGGAGGCGGCCCGTCCATGGCCGGCGCAGACGGTGGCGGCGCTATGGGGCCAGAAGGCCCGGCCGGAGCAGGACGGGATCGAGGCGCGCGAACCTCGGGAAGCTCGGCCTCCTTGAAAAATGCCGTCCTGTCGCGCGTCATCCCTTCCGACACCGCTGCGCCGGCATAGGCGAATGCCGACTGCCGCTCCATGACGTAGCCGCTGAACGCCCCACGGTCGATGTTGAGCGCGGCTATAGCGGCCTCTATGTCACCAGACCGCAATGCATCCACCAGAGCCGCGAAGTCGATCCCACGACGGAGCAGCGAGATCGCGGCCAGAAACACGGCCGCTAGCGCCGGGGCCAGCTTGTCGATCAGGGAATCGACATCGTCTTCCATCATCGCCTCACGAGGAAGCGAACCGCGCAGACGATGCCAGCGGCAGGGATATTCTCGACCTTCAGGACCGTGACCGGGGCGCCATCGATCTCCAGCACGTCGCCGATGTCGTAGGAGCCACCCCACGGCGCAACGATGACCTGAATATCGGTCGCCACGATCTGGCCGCCGGTCTCGATTGGCGCGCCGATCAGTTCCTTGCCGACGCCGCGAGCGGCTCCATCCAGAACGGTGACCTGGCGCGTCGGAGGCGCGGGCGGGTCCCATTCGTTCGTCGGCGCTTCACCTGGAACATAGCGAACGAGCTGGATAGCCCCCTGCCCCAATCCGCCATCGTCAGTAGGGGCAAGCAGCTCGCGCGTTACCGCCGCCATCTCCTGATAGAAATCGGCCATCACGCCCAGCCGGTGATTCCCGTGGCACTGGTCCCCGTAGCGAGAATGCGCTTGGCATAGATTGCATAGTCGCCGACAGGCAACGAGGCCGTTGAATAGGTGTTACCATCCCATCCGACATAGGAAATGGTCCCGGCCTCGCCGCCGATCGTGATCGCCCTGATCCGCTCTTTCAAATCCTCATCATCATTCGGCGTGATGACATAAGCGCCGCCAGCGGGCTCCATGCTTCCATACGGAAAACGCTCTGACATGTTCAGCTCCCAACGCTCCAGAGAAAGGCCCCGCCATCCGCGTCGCAGATGAATGCCTGCATCGCGCCGTCAATCATGCTGTCGATAAAGGCCGGGCCTGACCCGACCTCCGCTTTCCCGTCATCGAAAAACTCGCGCTCGATGACATCCACCCGCTGCCGCTTCACGCGAGAACCGGGCGTTGAGGCCGGACCTGCAAGGATGCCGGCGGTCTCGGCCTCAAGCCATGCGGCCCGATAGGAGGCGTTGACCACAGCCGGAGGAATCACATCATCGGGTATGGCCACTGTGCAGTTGAGAAGCGCTCCCGTCCGAGGCCAGCCAAGCTCCTGCATCACGCCGCCGGTGCGCTGTCCTGTCCAGAATGCCTCGTAGCCATCGACATAGGCGCTTCCACGGGCGCGCAACACCGTCACGGAAGGCGCGTCGTCCGGCAAGACATAGCCTTGCTCGGCGAGCCATGTCGTGAAACCTTCGTCGGTGCCATAGGCGGCCACGGATCAGCTATCCGACTTCGGCGGGCGACCACGCCGGACAGGCTTGTCATCATCGGCCTTCGGGTTCGTCACGGGCTCCGCATCCTTCGCAGGCGCCTTGCCGACGACCTCATAGCGACCAGCCCAGCCTTTCGGGGCGGCCTGCACTTCCAGTTCGGTGCCGATCGGGATTTCTCCGTTGGCACCGTAGATGCCGCTTGCCGTAATTCGGATCTTCATGATCTTGCTCCTGCAAAAAAGGGCGAGGCCGCTAAGCCCCGCCCCTTAATTTCCCACCGTGGCGGGGGACGATCAGTCTTCGTCGACGCTGTAGAACACGCCGGACTTTCCGTTCACATCGGCCCGGATATCGAGACCCAGCGCGCCCATGATGAGGAAGTTATAATCATCGACAGGGTTCAGCCGCACGGCAGCCGTGGTGCTCACCGCCATGCCGATCAGCGGGCGGATGTAATCGGCACGCGGCACGAAGCCGAAGAACTCGTTCCCGCTGAGCTTATACGTGACCTTGATCTGCCGGATGCGGCGGTTCGTCATCAGGAAGTCCCAGATGCGACCCCCCTTGAAGCCCGCCGAACCGGAATACTGACGATCCCAATTGCGGGCGATTTCCGGCGAGATGTAGAGGTTCACCGGCTCGGTGATGAGGTTGGCGTCGAGCATCGCCCCGAACGGCCCGGTGAAGAACGCGTCCATCTGATCGGCCGTCGTGCTGGACGACGTGAGATCGATGTTCGCGCCGCCGCCAGCCGAGCCGAGATTGATCGACTTCGAATACGGGTGGGTCTTGATGCCGTAGCCGACCGCGCCTTCGAAGGTGAGGCTGGAATCGCCGTCCAGCACATAATCCGCCATGTCCTCGCGGATCGCGGCGGTATGCGCCTCCTGATCGTCCGCCAGCGCGTCGAAGTTCTCCGACTGGAAACTGTTCCATTCGCGCCAGGACCGGCTGTAGCCGGTGTTGAAGATCGGGACCAGCGTGTTGCGGTAGTCGTAGTCGACCTTGCCCAGCACTTCGGGCACCTTGCCGCTGATCGAGCGGCGGACCAGGCCGGCATCGCCACTGACGCGGTGGCCGAACACGATCTTGCCGATATGGATCGGGCGGGCCAGCGGCATCAGGTCCGCCATGTAGGCCTGGCCTTCGTCGTCGCGCATCACGCGGCGGGTGATGGTATCCATCTCCAGCCATGCATCGCGAGGCAGGACTGCGGCGGCGTTGGTGATGCCGGCGGCATTGCCCATGAGCGGCGCAAGATTGGACTCGGCCTGGTAGAAGGCTTCGCGCTGGGCCGTGACCTCACCCCACCACGCCTGATGCGGGCGGCTGTTGGTGAGCAGGTTCTGAGAGAAGTAACGCATTTCCGTTGCCCCCTTACGACGCCGCCGACAGATAGCTTGCCGAGGCCGCCGGGCGGATTCGGATGAGCTGCGTCGCGCCAGAAGTGTTGTTGTAAATCTCGTCCGAGTAGGCGACGACCAGGTCACTCGTCGAAGCGATGCCGAGCGTGCCGTTTGCGGCCGCGGTCAGGGCCGTGCCAACTGCCGTGATGTTCACTCCATTGGCGATGCGCGCCGCATAATGCGTGTCATCTTCCATTTCGAGGCCGAGAACGGTGTCCTCGCCATCGGTGTAGGCAACGTCGACGCCCTTCTGCGCGAGGTAGTTTTCCTGCGCGATCCAGACTTTGCCAACCGTGGAGGCCCCAGCGAGAACGAACTCACCGCTCGACAGGACGATGAGGCAGCCCGGCGTGATGTCCGCGCCAGCAAGCGCCTCGCGGACCTGCGGATCATTGCGGCGGGCCGGGCCGAGATGGATGCGAGTATAACGCGCCATGGCTCAATCTCCCTCGGGCAGCTTGTAGGTCGGCTTGTTGTCGGCCGGCTTGTAAGCACCATTGATGCGGAAGGCCGGGGCGGGCTCCTTCGCCTTTTCCAGCAGGGCGTTCAGCACGGGCGCCGCAGCGTCCTTGGCGACGGCCTCATCCAGCAGGCCGGCTTCGACCACCTTGTTGACCAGTTCGAGGCGATCGGCCTCGGCCTTGTCGCTGGCCGCCTTGGCCTGGGCTTCAAGTGCGTCGGTCACGGGCTTGAGCGCGTTTCCGACAGCGGTTGCGACCTTCTCGTCGATGCCGGCGACGGCTTCGGACAGCGCCTTCACCCCCCCCGACAATGCATCAAACTGCGCCTTGTCCATCGTGTCCTCACTTGCGTTCAGGGCAGCGCCCTCGATCGTTTCGGGCGTCGGGTCGCCCTGAACGAGCCTAGTGATATAATTTTTGGCCTGTTCTAGCAAGCCTAGACGTTCTTTTCTTTCAACCGCACGAAACATGCTTTCAATTGCCCATCCCATATCGCGGTCGATGTCGTCTTCCAGGGCTGAGTTGATGACATCGATCTTCTCGCCCTCGGGGCCGGCAGCAGCGTTCACCATAAGGCCGACGCCCTGCGCAGGAGTGGCAGCGCCGTCCTCGCCGATCAGGATCGCATCATGGTCGAACACGATGTCCGATGCCTCCCAATCGGCCGCGTCGTCGTTCTGCACGGCGGTCAGCATCGCATAGAGGCCAGTGCTGCTGTGGATAGGCTCGCCCTTCTCGATGGCCGCCAGCACGGTCTTGCCGCCGTCGAGCTGGTTGGCGGTGGCAACGTCGATCACCTTATCGACGAACACACGGCCGTTTTCGCGGCGGACGTTCCGATTCCATGCGCCGATCCAGCCACGCGCCAGACCCTCAGGATCCTTGGCGGACACGAAGGCGCCTTCCACAGTGGGATGACCGAGCGGGGCCGGCGTGTTCTCAAGCGAGCCGAACGCCTTGGCTATCTCGTCGGCCGGGTAGCGGATGCGGTTCATCACAATCCCGTCCGGCATCGTGGCGCTGGGAACGACGATGTAGTCCCGCCCATCGCGGCGTTCGCGACGGATGGCGCTGTTGTCGATCGCGTGTCGGACGTTGACGCGGACCTGTTTCATTGTTCGTCCTCTTCGGGAATTACCTCGGTCTGCCCATCTTCGGCCTGCTGGCGCTGGCGTTCGGCCCGTTCGCGCAAATATTCGTCGAAGCCTTCGACCTCATCGGCGGCCTTGTAGCCAGCTTCCTCGCGTATCTCGTCGGGCAGGAAGACGGGTTCGCCGATAGCAGCCTGTTGGCTATTGATGTTCGACATCTTCTCGGCGCGAGCGAGCTTGTCATCGGGGCTGGCCTCGGTGAGGCTCTCCCAGCCTATCACCCAGTCCTTCCGATCGAGCACACCCCACATCACAAGCCGCTCGATGAACTCATTGAGGATCGGCAGCACGCGGTTTTCCCGGCGTGACATGCACGTCTGCGCCCATGCGGTTGCGTCCTCGGTGCTGGCCCGCTCGCCGGTGATATTGCCGATCAATTCCTTGAACGGAATGCCCATCGACGCCGCGAACGACTGGACGCACGGTTCCCAGAACTCCTTTGGCTTCTCAAGGGTGATATTGAGCGGCTTGACGCTGAACCCGCCGAGCATCAGCGCCTTGTCGTAGCCGGACTGGAAATCGTCGACCTGTTCGTTCACCTTGTCGATGACATCGCCCGGCGTCGCGAGACCCATACCACGCTGAATATCGGCAGGAGTGACGCCTTGCGGTGCCTCGATGATCGGCGCGCCGCGAGACGACTTCCAGAAGCCCTCGCCGCCGGCTCCTTTGATCTTCTCCGCGTCCGTCAGGTCATTGAAGCCCGGTTCAAGCGCAGATCGACAGTTCAGCGTGCCGTCGTCCGAAAAGATGAGCATGCGGTCGCGGTGGATGCGGACCTGGCTCTTCTTCGCGTTCTGTGGATTACCCACGGCCTGTTCGTCGAACTGGAACCACAGGGGTTCACCGTAGGTCTCGCTGGTCTCGACATTATCCCACTCGGCTACGGTAAGCTGACCCTGCCATGCCGGGATGATGCCGGCCACGTTCTCAATGCCCCGCGCCACCCGATCGACCGGCTCGGCCAGCGGCTTACTATCCCGCAGGAGGATGATCGCCCCGGCGAACTCGCCGACCATCGAGCGGCGATCAGCATCCATCAGCGATCGCCATATCTTCTTCCGGGCGAAGTGCTTGCGGATATCTTCTTCCGCAGAACTCTCTGCCGGCTTCTCGCTTTCCCACAGCACGGGCATCGTCTGCCATGTCTTGGCGATCGTCTTGTCTATCGCTGCGGTGGCGAGGCCGTTGCGGCAATACATCCGGTAGAAGTGCTCGAACTCAAGCTGATCGGGCCAGCCGTAATCCTTGGCATAGTCGTGCTTCGTGCTCGCGGCATATGCGAACGGGAACATCCGTTGCAGGCGATCCCGCATGAACCCGGTGGCGTTGGCGATGATTGATCCGCGCGGCGACATGCCACATAGTTACGCGCAATTGCGTCTCAGCGCAATAATATTACCTTTCGCCAATGAGCCTTAGCAGTGCTGGAGCGGGAATTAGAACGCGGCGACCAATCTTGATCTTGGGCAGGGTATCAGCGTCAATGAGCCGATAAACAAATCGCTCGCTGATCCCGAGCATATGTGCAGCCTCGGCGATGGAATAGCCCAGCCGCTCGATTTTAGTGGCTCGCTCATTGGATTTCCGATCACGCTCCGCACGTGCGCCTGCGCCATACTTCGCAGCTCGGCGGAGACTGAGCGCCTTTTCCCTTGCCTCGCGAAGCCCAACGATAGGATATCCCCCAAGTCCGACATCCTCGCGTTTTCCGTCCTTCTGAACGCGCAACACCCACGACTTGGCACCGCTCGGCTTTACCCTCAGATAAAGCCCATCTCCATAACCATGGATGCCAGACGTCGCCTGTCGTATCTCATCGTCGGATTCTGGCTCGACATCGGCCGCATTAAACTTCTTGATCGCCTCTGGCGTGATCGCTCCGGCAAAGGAGACCGTTGCCGTCTCCAATGGCACGTGGGTGCGAAGAAAGGCGTGCAGGCGTTGAACCTTCTCCATATCCGCCTTGCCGGACCTTCCATTTTCAAACCTAGACAACCATGCCGTGCTTAGTCCGGTAGCCTCGGCTATATGGCATGTGCGGACGCGCCTCGGCAGGCGCTCCATCATGGCCTTTGCTTCATCAACAACGCTCATCTTTCCTCCATCATATTACCGCGTCATCACCCATCCGCTCTGCGCGTTTGTCTCGGCGAGCATGTCGGCGATTGCATCCATGAGGGGGTCCACCTGGTCGTCGTGGCCCGTCCCAAGGCCGTCGAACATCTGCAACTCGGCACGAAGTGCAGGCGTCCACTCCTCGTTCGCAGGCAAATGCACCATGCCGGTTGCGATCCATGGCGCAGCGTCAAGGCCCCTGGTGTATTTGTCCCTGTCGCGCGGAATCGGCAGCATCGGGATTCCCTTCTTGCGAAGGTTCTGGATCAGGCCCGTGCCAGATGCCTTGTCCTCCACGTTGAAGCCGCGAACATGCTTGCCCTTGTGCTTCGCCCAGAATGCCAGCGCCATCTCGTCGAGTTGATGCGCCTCCCATTTACCCCTGAGCTGATCGACCAGATATATCCCGCTATCGGCCTTGCCCCATAGCTGGAGGACGGAATAGTCGTTGCGCTCGGCCGTTTTCTGCGCGGTATCGGCATAGATCGAATACCACTCGATCGGCGGAAGTTCGTTCCACCATTTGAAGCCGCCCATGTCGAACAGGGCGCCCTCGATCGAAACCGGCCGCTGCATATATTGGCTGGCGAAGGTGTAGGCATCGGCCTTGAGGATTTCGATCTCTTCGGCATTGTGCTTCTCGTCCCACAGCGGGCCGTCCGGCAAGCCATGTTCGATCGGGATGCCGTGCGTCCATTCAGGCGGATAGGCATCTCCGCTGTCGATCAGCACCGGAAGGTTGAGATGGTGCCATTTTTCGCCCGTGCCGCCGGTCAGAAGATGGCCCGCGAAGTCCTCCGCATGAAGCCGCTGCATGATGACGATGATCGGCACGTCGTCATGAGCGAGACGCGACCGGAAGGTGTTCGTAGCCCGCTGATTGACTGTCTTGCGCTTGGCCGGAGAGAAGGCATCGTCCGGCTTGAGAGGGTCGTCGATCACCAGTGCCCCGGTGAAGATGCTCCGATCCATGTAGCCGGCACGAAAGCCGGTGATAGGGCCGCCAGCCGCCTTGGCGAGCATCCCGCCGCCGGCCGTCGTCTTCCAGCGGTCCTTGGCCTTGCTGTCCACGCGGACAGATACCGGCCTGACGGACTGATAGCCCTCCAGCCCGATCAGTTGTAGCACCTTGTCGCTGTTCTCACGCGCAAGATCGTCGGAGAAGGTCGCGTGGATGAACCGGGCCTGCGGATTGATGTGGAAACCCTTGGCGATGAAGTTGACGACCGCCATTTCGGTTTTCGTATAGCCTGGGCTGACCGTGATGATGAGGCGCGTGATTTCCCCCGCCAGAACGCGATCCAGCGTCTCGCCTATGACGCGATGGTGCGGGCCCTCGATGAACTCTGCCCCTTCGCGCTCAGGGAAATACCAGCGCGCGAAGTCGAGCAGCTTTCCATCAGGAGCGAGCGCCGCCGCCTTCCGCTTTGCCACGACGGCCGAAAGCAGGGCGAGGCGGGCGGCATGATCGTCAGAGGCCGAGCGAGGCAGGGTCAATACCAAGGCGCTTCGCTTCCTCGATCAGTGAAGGAATAGTTCTATCCTCTGTGCGGATGGGGCCGCCATCCTTTCCGGTATGCTCGACTTTCTCCCGAAGGTGGCCGTAGAGCTTCGCCAGTCCCATGGTGGCGCTTACTGCCGCCGCAGCGGTTCCGCACTCTCGGGCGAATGCCCTATCCTCCCGGAGCATATGCGCAATATCGTCGACGGTCACGGCATGCCGTTCGGCGTGCTCAGCCTTCAACTCATCGACCCTTACCGCGATCTTACCGTCGGCGAGTAATTCGGACGCCTTAACGTTGATGGTCGCAGGCTTCATCTTGCTCGCGTTGTAGGCTCGCCGATATGCCTCGGACGCATTGCCTGTCTCGACATATGCGAGGCAGAACGCCTCCTGCTTCGGCGTCATCGCGCAATCGTCCTTCCAGCATTCCGGGCCTTGGCGATGACGGTGACGACCGTGCCATCACGAATGACAAGCCGTTCGCCGTGCTTGCCGATCAGGACCGGGCATCCGAACTTATCGGCCGTGGCGAGCGCAGGCGTCTTCATCTCCGCACGAAGGCGCGAGATATCGACGCCATAGACACGTTCGATATAGCGCAGCACCGCGTGATCGCTAATCTCGGTCATTGCCCTGGCCCCTCTACATCCGCCCAATGCGTGATGCCGCGGACTTCACGGCCGACCGGATCGCGCCAGCCATCGCACCATGAACAAATTGCCGGATAGCCGCGCTCGAACCACAGCAGCACGTCGCGTCCGTCCCTGCGATCGTCTGGAATGGCCTCAAGGCCTCGCCACGGAATGCCGCTCATCCCCGCCCCTCGTTGATGATGGTGTCGAACTGCCGCAAATTTTGCGGTAGTTGCCGTGCCAGCCTCTCCCGCATGGTCATTGGGCTGGCCCCTCGGTGAACACCACGTGGCCGATCCATGCGGTCCCAGGACCATCCACGGCGCGGACCAGGACGAGCTGACCCGCCACCGGCAAATCATGCTCGATCTCCGCGATAGCCGTCTCCAGACGCTTGCGGATCGACTTCTCGGCTGCCTCGATGTCCATGTCTGGTCTCCCTCAGAAGTCAGGCTCGCCATCGGCCTCGATCCGTGAGGCATCGTTTTCGGCCGAACCAATGAGAAGCAGTGCATGATCTGCTGCTAGAGGAAGCGTCGGAAAGTAGGTTTGCCCGCTATGCACATAGCCACGTTCATTGCCAACGGTGCGGCTCACCACGAATCCATTGTCGATCGTGCGGATCGTGATCCTGATTTCTTCGAGGTCAGTGTTTGGGTTCATGTCTGGTCTCCTATGCTGCGGTGGCTCGGTAGCGTTCGCCCTGCTTCATCAGGGCGGCGAAGTCGGATTGCTGGGCAGCGGGTCCGGCTCGGGGTTGCTGGCCGGGGCGCCATTCGTTGGCCTGAATGATCCAGTTGGCCCACGTTCGCTGCCAGTCGGCCTTGCACGCGGCCTGTCCGGATTTTGCTATCCAGTGGTTTCGGAACTTGACCAGCTCAAGCCCGACCCATTCCGATCCGCGTAAAGCCGCGATTTTGCCAGCCTCTCCCGTCAGCACTTCAGGCTTCCAGCTTTCGGTGAGCCTGGTTCCCCTTACGCGCGCGGGATTTGTCTTTGCGGGGGTAGGTGTTTGTTGGGGGGTCTGGGGGGAAGAAAGAGGAAGGGGGGAGTCATGTTCGTCAC